ATGTGATCCATCACTTCAGGTTTCTTTGGACTCCCTCTCCGAGGGGGTCTTTTTTTTGTCTAAATAATTAAAGACTATACCATGGGGTTATTATGCCATCCCTAGATGATGCAGCTGCAAAGAGAGAACTTGCAGCAGCACAGAAAGAACAGAATAAACCAACAGAACCCAAACAAGTTATCGAGCAAACACCAAGCAAGTCACCAGTCAAAGTGATTGCCCTTGCTTTAGGATCTGCATTTGCTATAGCACATCTAGGTTTACTTGGTTATGTAATTAACAGACCACAAGAACCAGACCTTCCACAGGTTCCTACAATTAATATTCCACATGGTGACTATTCATCATACAGAATCAAAGCTGGCAAAGATGGATATGAAATTGAATACAAAGCAAATGATCCTGCTATTTTAGAATCTCAAAGATCTCTATCTTCAGATACCAATAAGAAAGGATTCTTTGGAGGCGGCACTGAAAGTCGTCGCGAGTGGCGTCGTGATCAATTCACAATGGACGGCACACGCAACCTAGGAGGTGCTGTATTAGACGGCGAGGGAAAGTCTGCGAAAGACATAGAGTGCATCGTGGCGGACGCTGGAGCACGGTCACAAGGTGCAATGGCAGGTAGTGCTATCGCAGCTGGTGTTGCTGTCCCTGCGGTTGCTAGCATCCCCTACGTGGGTTGGTTGGCAGGTGGTTGGGCTCTACTACTAGGACAGAAAGCAGGATCAGAACTAGGATCCCAGGTAGGTACAGTCTTCAATGACTGCTAAATAGTAGTGCTTGGGACGCTGACATGTCTGCTGATTGGTACAAAAAACTACCGCAAAACAGAAATTTCTTAACACCTACAGGGTTTAAATTTACCCTAGAAAGATTTGGTGGTGTTGATTTTTTCTGTCAATCAGCTAGTATTCCAGATGTTTCTATGCCAACTATTGAAGTGGCAACACCCTTTAGAGGTGTCCCCATTATTCCTGGTGGTGGTGTAGAATACGGTGATCTAACGGTTCGGTTTATTATTGACGAAGATCTATCCAACTACATGACTGTATGGAACTGGATCAGAGACAATGGTAATTCAGAATCATTTGATGGAGAAGGAGAAGGATACTCCGATGGTATCCTACAGATACTAACGTCTAACTTCAACCCAAAATATAGTGTAAGATTTGAACGATTAATGCCAGTGCAACTTACTAGTATTCCATTTGATTTTTCAGTGGGAGAAGTTGAGTTCTTTACAGCTAACGTTACTTTCAAATACACACGTTATACAGTATGTGATTTAGGATTACAACCTTTATGAATTTCAATTCATTACATCAACGCTTCCAAAAAATTAAGGAAGAGTGGACCAAAGATACACAAATCGATTTTCAATTTAAGAACAAACAATACTCCGAAGATCTAGCACGGCTTGCGTTGGAGATTCCTTTCCAACACAATAAGTATCTAAACCATTACACAGATCTTTCTCAAATTAAAACCTCATTAGAGTTTGAACATCGTAAACTTTTGAGGGATAAAAGAGAATACTATGGCGGTGAAGCTGACGCTAAAACATACGCCGAAAAACCTTTTGGTACTCACATCAAAACATCAGAGAAGATGAAAGTCTATCTGGAGTCAGATGATGAACTTATTAACACAGAAGCAAAGGTCAAGTACATTGATCAGATGCTTTACTTTCTCGATCATGTCATGAAACAGATCTCTAACCGTGGGTTTCAGATCAAAAGTGCTATTGAATGGGAAAAATTTATTAATGGAAACTAATGTCACATCTAGTTGTCAAGAAAAAGAATGAGGTCTATCTACAGATCTCATCAGAACCTCACGTCCATCGCGAGTTGGCAGACTACTTCTCCTTTGAATTACCAGAGGCAAAGTTTCTAAAACGTCAACCACGATACAGATACTGGGATGGTATGATCCATTTGTACTCTCCTGGTACAGGCGAACTGTATCATGGTCTTCTACCTCACTTGAAAGAGTGGTGTAGGGAAAGAGAGTATGGTATTAAATTTGAGAACAATGACTGGTACGGTGAAGTAGAAGTACAGAACGATTTTGTTTCTCCTCCTGCTGTTGCAGACTGGATGAAACATATCTGTAAGTATAAGCCTAGAGACTACCAGTACATGACTGTGTATAAGGCTCTCAAAAATAACAGAGGATTGTTCTTGTCCCCAACAGGATCTGGCAAATCTCTTATGATTTATTCTATCGTCCGTTACTACGTGGCGGCTGAAAAGAAGATTCTACTGATCGTTCCCACGACATCATTGGTAGAACAAATGATAAAGGATTTTAAGGACTATGGATGGAATGCAGATGAGTTCTGTCACACCATATATTCAGGCAAGGATAAGAATACGGATAAACCAGTTGTTATTTCAACCTGGCAATCAATCTACAAGTTTCCCAAAAGATACTTTGACGACATTGACTGTGTTATCGGTGACGAAGCACATTTATTTAAGGCAAAGTCACTCACAGGTATCCTCACCAAACTCCACAACGCGAAGTATCGCTTTGGATTCACAGGTACACTCGACGGTAGCAAGACTCATAAGTGGGTCTTGGAAGGATTGTTTGGTGCATGTGAACAGGTTACGAAAACGGATACGCTTATCAAGAAAGGATTCCTTTCCAGCTTGCGAATCAAAATCCTAGTCTGCAAGCATGACTATCAATACTTCGCTGACTTCCATGAGGAGATGGAGTACATTGTAACACATGAAAAGCGAAACAACTTAATTAAAAATATTGTTAACGACATAGAAGGCAACACATTAGTTCTCTTTAACTATGTGGAAAAACATGGTGAGCCTTTATATGAGTTAATAAATAATTACATCAGTGACGACAGATCTGTATTCTTCGTCCATGGTGGTACTGATACCGAAGATAGGGAACAAGTAAGAGCAATTACAGAATGCGAATCTAACGCTGTCATCATAGCATCTTACGGTACGTTTTCCACAGGCATCAACATTAAAAAATTACACAACATCGTATTTGCTTCTCCATCCAAATCTAGAGTTAGAAACCTACAATCTATTGGTAGAGTTCTACGTAAAGGAGATGGGAAAGATATTGCAACCTTATATGATATCGCTGATGATATCTCTGGACGTAACTATAACTACACTTTAAAACATCTTATTGAAAGGATTGCAATATATCAAGAAGAGAACTTTAAGTACGAAACTATAAACATAGACTTAAGGTAAAGAATGGAAGAAGAATTTTATGCAACGTTAAAGCTAACATCAAATGAAGAACTACTTGCTAAAGTATGTTATCTAACTGAAGAAGAATGTCTGCTTGTGGAAAAACCCTTGCTGGTTACTCGTGCCACTCAAAAGAAAAGTGGTAGGCTTGTGGAAGGATTCTCATTAAGTGACTGGGTGATGTCTTCTTATGAAGAACTATACGTTGTAAAGATGGAACAAGTAGTAACCATTACTGAAATGGATAAGAAGATAAAAGGATTCTACATCAGTCACTTATCTAAAGAAGATGATGATGTATCTACAGATAAGATGTCAAAAGAAATGGGGTATCTAGGATCAGTAACAGATCAAAAAAGTAAATTAGAAGATCTATTTAATAAAAGCTAGTATGTCTCTGGAACCCTTAACAGAGTTATTCTATAGGTGTTAGGTGTATTTGTCAAGCCCTGTGGAAAACTATTGACTTGACACCAAAACAAATTTGTAGTATACTAGTTAAAGCAAACAGAAAATTATGGTAAGAAAGCCAAAAACCGAATACTATGTAAATAACAAAGAGTTTTTGGAAGCCCTTGTTGCCTATAAGTTTCGTGTTAATAGAGCAAAGGATGCTGGAGACAGTAGACCTATCGTCCCCAATTATGTTGGTGAGTGTTTCCTTAAGATCGCTACACACCTATCATACAAACCAAACTTTGTCAACTACATGTTCCGTGAGGACATGATCTGTGACGGCATTGAGAATTGCCTACAGTATATTGACAACTTCAATCCAGAGAAGTCTTCCAATCCGTTTGCTTACTTCACACAAATTATCTACTATGCTTTCCTTCGCCGTATTCAAAAGGAGAAACGTCAGCTAGAGATCAAGAGTAAAATCCTAGAGAAGTCTGGTCACCAGGAGATCATGCACACTGATACGTATGATGGTGACATGGCAGGGATGAATGCTTCCTACTCTGACATGGGTAGTATTAAAGAAAACATCGAAACTAGAATGAACAGATGACAGTAGCACTTATTACAGATCAACATTTGGATGGTCGTAAAGGTTCTCTGGTATTCTGGAATTACTTCAGAAAGTTCTACGATGATGTGTTCTTCCCTACGCTAGAGAAGAAAGGTATTACAGAGATCATCGATCTAGGTGATACGTTTGATAACCGTAAAGCCATTGACTTCAATGTCTGGAATCGAATCCGTACTCACTACTTCGATAGACTGAATGAGATGGGCATCACAGTCCACACCATTCTGGGTAATCACTGTGTGTATTACAAGAATACAAACTCTATCAACTCTCCTGATCTGCTGCTAGGTGACTATGATAATATTCGTGTCTACGATGAGACTTGTACTGTTACTATTGAGGGTACGAAAATTTGTTTTGTCCCTTGGATCAATAGGGAGAACGAAGAAGCGACAATGGAGCATCTCAAAAATACAGATGCAAAAATAGTCATGGGTCATCTTGAGCTTGATGGGTTTGAAGTAACTCCAGGCATGAAGATGGAGCATGGTATGGATCCCACGATCTATAAGAACTTTAAGCAAGTCTTCTCTGGTCACTTCCATCACAAGTCAACTAGAGGTAACATCACATACCTCGGCAATCCTTACCAGATGTTCTGGAATGATTATGCTGACATCAGAGGATTTCATCTGTATGAACCAGCATCTAACAAGTTGCGTATGGTCAAGAACCCATATGAAATCTTTAAGAAAGTATACTACAACGATGTAGATAAGGACATGGTTCTGGATTACACCCAGTTCAAAGATACGTTTATCAAAGTCATTGTTGAAGAGAAACGTGACTACTACAAGTTTGAAAAAATGATTGACCAGTTGTATAACTCTGGCGCTCATGACATCAAAATTGTAGAGACTTTAGTTGACGAAGATAATGTAGAAGAACCAGATCTAGAAGTAAAAGATACATTGACATTACTCAACGAGTATATCGATGAGGTAGAAATGTCCGTAGAGAAATCTGACCTGAAGAAACTGATGAGATCCCTATATATTGAGAGCTGTGAAATGGTGTGATGTCTTTCATCTTAACTCTCAAAGATTTACCAGAGGGAGTTTTCTCTGTTGTAGATAAAGACACAGGAGATCATGTCATCCCTATCTTTGATGACAGAGATGACTGTGAACGATATGCCGAACAACTATCTGATTCAAGCTCACAATTAGATTTGCAGATGGTTCAGATTGAGAAACAACTAATTGTTTTTGCTTGCGAGCAGCGAGAGCAAAGATATGCTATAATCACTATAGACGACTTCATCATACCACCTGACGACTTAACATGATTACGTTTGAAAAAGTTCGCTGGAAGAATTTTCTTTCTACTGGCAACACATATACTGAAGTCGATCTGACCGCTAGTAAGACTAACCTTATTATTGGCACGAACGGAGCTGGTAAGAGTACCATCTTGGATGCTCTTACCTTTTCTTTGTTTGGCAAACCTTTTCGTAAGGTCAACAAACCGATGCTGGTCAACAGTGTCAACGAAAAAGATTGCTTGGTTGAGATTGAATTCACTACAGGACCAAATCAATTTCTTGTTAAGCGTGGTATCAAACCAGGTGTGTTTGAGATCTGGCAGAACGGAGCTATGCTAGATCAATCCAGTAATGTTTCTGACTATCAGAAGCACCTGGAGCAAAATATTTTGAAGATGAACTATAAGTCGTTCACTCAAATTGTTGTGTTAGGTTCGTCTACGTTCGTTCCTTTCATGCGTTTACCTCTAGCACAACGTAGAGAAATTATTGAAGACATCTTGGATATTCAGATCTTTTCTGTGATGAACACAGCACTGAAAGATAAGATGAAAGCTTCTAACGAAGAGATGCGTGACGTTGACTATAACGTTGACATGGCAGAGCAAAAGATTTCTATGCAACGTCAGATGATCGAGCAACTATCTACTCGTGACGAAGCAAATATTAAAGAGAAACAAGAACGTATTGAAGAATTGTTGGTAGAAGAAGAAACCTGTCAACGATCCATATCTATACTAGGTGAAGAATACGAAAGACTTTGTGAAGATATGACAAGTCTTTCATCAGCAAATAAAAAACTGATAACTTTAAATAACCTGAAAGGAAAACTAACAAACAAGTTTTCTACCTACAAGAAACAACATGAGTTTTTTGCTGACAATGATACATGTCCTACGTGTAGTCAATCAATCACACAAGAGTTGAAAGAACAAAAAACCAACGAGATTACTTTAAAGTATAAAGAACTTGTCTCGGCAATTGAAGAGATTCACTCTAACATCGAAGACGAACAG